GTTTGACCAAGATCGAAGGCAGCATGCCTGCGCTTATCACGGCACAAGGTGTGCCTACTGACAGCCCCCTGTCTGCTGAGAAGCGTGCCATCCTCAAAGAGCAACTGATGACGCACATCAACGAACTTCAGGTCAAGGTCAGGCTGCTTGAAGAGCGTGAACGTATCAAAGGAGCCAAGTGATGTTTGAGTCGCTAATCGGTGGTTTGTTCGGCGGCTTGCTCCGCCTTGCGCCAGAGGTGTTTAAGCTCTTTGACAAGAAGAATGAACGGGCGCATGAGCTTCGCATGGTTGAAGCCGAGATGGAGTTTGCCAAGATTCGTGGTGAGATCGCCATGCGGCAGGTCGAAGCGCAAATGACGATGGCCGAGATGGACACGATGGCCCAGGCGTTCAAGGAGCAGTCCGAGACCGCCAAGAATGCTGGGTGGTTTGTCTCTGCGATCTCAGCGCTGGTGCGTCCGATGGTCACTTACTCCTTCCTGGCTCTGTACGCCTCTGTGAAGATTGCTGCCTTCCTGATCGCCATGGACCAAAACGGCAACTGGAAAGAAGTGCTGGTCACGATGTGGGGCGCAGACGATCTCGCCGTCTTCAACATGATCATTTCCTTCTGGTTTGTCGGACGGGTGTATGAGCGGTCCAGCAAGTGAGGCGATAGACATTGCCGCTGCTCTGTGCCGCCCTTTTGAAGGGCTGCGGCTGAAGCCGTACATCTGCCCAGCGGGCTACCCCACGATTGGCTATGGAACCGTTTTCAAGCCTGACAGCACCAAAGTGACGATGGAGCACCCCGAGATCACCAAGGAGATCGCGGATGAGTGGTTGCTGTCTGAGCTACAAACAAACTATCTGGCGGGGGTTTTGAAGGCTTCGCCGAGTTTGATTGCTTACCCCAAAGCCCTTGGTGCTATGGCCGACTTTGCTTACAATCTTGGCGTGGCCCGGTATCGCGGCAGCACCCTGCGGCGCAAGATTGACGAGCAGGACTGGGAAGGTGCCAAGGAGCAGTTGGCCCTGTGGGTACGCGGCGGCGGCAAAGTATTGCCCGGTCTGGTCAAGCGTAGAGCCGCCGAGTCGGCACTGCTGGGGTAACTATGAGCACTGCTGTCAAGTCTGACCCTAGCAAATGGAAGCGCATAGTTGCTTCTGTCAAGGCCTCCGATAAAGGCGGTTCTTCGGGGCAGTGGAGCGCTCGTAAGGCTCAACTAGCCACCCAGAAGTACAAGGCTTCCGGAGGTGGTTACAAAGGCCCCAAGAAAGCCGATAATTCCCTAAGTAAGTGGACTAAAGAGGAGTGGGGCACCAAGTCTGGTAAGCCCTCTACTCAAGGCTCAGAGGCTACGGGTGAAAGATATCTGCCCAAAGCCAAGATTGAAAAGCTGACTCCTGCTGAGTACGGAGCCACTTCTCGGGCGAAACGGGAAGGGATGAAACAGGGTAAGCAGTTCGTGTCTCAGCCTGAGTCAATCAAGAAAAAGGTGTGGTGATATGCCAGTCGCAGCAGTGATGACGTATGACAGCTTGGCCGCTGACATTGAGACATATCTAGAGCGCACAGACCAAGCTACGATTGACAAGATCCCGACCTTCATCATGCTCGCCGAGCAAGTCTTGGCCACAGACCTGAAGTTCTTGGGGAACATGACCGTGTCGCAATCCACAATGGTCGCAAATCAACCGGTCATCGATAAGCCGGCTCGTTGGAGGAAGACTGTCTCGATGAACGTGACGGTTGATGGCGAGCGCCGGCCGGTGTTCTTGAGGAAGTACGAGTACTTGCGGGAGTATTGGCCGGATCCCACACAAACGGATGTGCCGCTGTACTACTGCGACTACGACTACACGCACTGGTTGGTAGCTCCTACTCCTACGAGTGCGTACAACTTCGAGGTGCTGTACTACGAGCGTTTGCAGCCGTTGGACTCCTCGAACCAGACGAACTGGTTCACGATCTACGCTCCCCAGGCGTTGTTGTATGGCTCTCTCTTGCAGGCGATGCCATTCCTCAAGAACGATGATCGTGTTCCAATGTGGCAAGCGCAGTACGGTCAGGTTGTGAGCACATTGCAGACGGAAGATGTGCTGCGCCTGGGCGATCGGCAAGCCGTTGCGAAGGACTCCTAAATGAGTTTCAACTCACCCTTCACCGGAACAGTCATTCAGCCGACTGACGTTTCGTACCGCAGCATCACGCTGTCTGCTAACACTCAGCTTCAGTGGCCGATCAACGGCAACGCGACGGATGACTATGCAGCGCGGATCATGCAGGTCACCGCCACGACGAGTGGTTTGTCTCTGTGGATGCCGCCCGCCAATCAGACGTCTGTAGGCAACGACGCGCTAATCCGCAACATTGGCGCGAACTCGTTTACGGTGAAGACCTACGATGGGCTGTCGTCCATCATCACCATAGCGGCAGGGGAAACCCGGTACATCTACATCACCACCAATCCTGACGAGCAAGGGACTTGGGGGAACATCGCGTTTGGTGTGGGGAGTTCGACGGCTGATGCAAACACGTTGGAGGGGTATGGGCTGACGGTCCTGACCAACACGTTGAACACGGCGCATCCGGTTACAACGTTCTCCTCAAGCTACACCGCAGTTGCAGCGGATCGAGCCAGTACGCTGGTTTGGACTGGTGGAGCAGGAACGCTATCGTTGACTGCTTCCGGCACGCTGGGGGACAACTGGTTTGTTTTAGTACGCAACGGCGGTACTGGGACGCTTGCAATTGATCCTGCTGGATCTGAACTGATCAATGGGTCGTCCAGCCTTGACCTCCAGCCTAGTGATTCCGCGATCATCTGTTGCTCTGGTTCTGCTTTCTTCACTGTCGGTGTGGGAAGAAGCACGGTCTTCAATTTCAGCCAGAACACAAAGGCGGTTGTTACTGGCAGTTATACGCTGACTGCCGCAGAAGCCGCAAGCCCGATTCAAAAGTTCACTGGGACTTTGACTGCGAATGTAACGGTCACCATCCCGCAGACAGTGGCGGTGTACTACATCACCAATCAGACCAATGGTACGGGTGCTGGATTCACAATCACTTTCACTACAGGCGCAAGTGGATCTCAGACGGCAATAGTGCCTGCTGGTCAACAGGTAATCTTGCTGTGTGACTCACAGAACATATACAACGCTTCGACGATTGCTGCGGGCGCTACAAACGTGACGCTTGCCAACGGCAGTGTTTCTTCACCATCATTGAATTTCTCTGCTGAGAGTTCAACGGGCATTTATAGGCCTGGAGCAGGAGAGATGGGCATTACTGTTCTCGGCTCAAAAGTAGCTGGTTGGACGGCTTCAGGAGTGTCTGTAACAGGTACTGGGATCTTTTCTGGCGGTGTCAGCGGTGGAGTCTTCTGATGACTCAGAAGGTCTTTGCGCTTGATACTGAGCCTGGAGTTCAGAGAGACGGTACTGTCTTTGACAAGCAGTTTTACACCGATGGGCAGTGGGTCCGGTTCCAGCGCGGCAGGCCTCGCAAGGTAGCGGGTTATCGTCGCATATCGGATCAGTTGTCCGGTCCTTCTCGAGGCATCTGGGTGAGCGCTCAGAACTCGTTCAACTTCGTCTTTAGCGGCTACTCATCTGGCCTGCAAGAGCTCCAGATCGACAACAACGGTGTTGGTGCAGGGGTGCTTGATTTCACCCTCTCCAACTTCACTGCAAGCGCCAACAACCTCTGGCAGTTCGACGGCTTCAAAGACGTCAGCGGGAGCGGATCGGCATCGTTAGTGGCTCATCCAGGCCAGAACCTTGCTGCAATCGATTCAACGGCCAATACGCCAGTATTGATCGGCGACATCAATGGCACGACCATGTCGCAGATTGGAGTGTTTACAGCCTCTGTGACGCTCAATGCAACGACCACTGCGGTCTTGGGTGCAACCAACACTTTGGTGGGCGCTGGGCAGGTCATCTCGGGTACGAACATTCCTCCCGGCACGACGGTGGTCTCTGTCTCAGGCTTGAACATCACCATGTCTGCGGCCGCGACGGGTTCTAGCGTGGTAACGGCCACTTTCAACAACAGCGTCTCTGTCTCTGGTGGGGTGGTTGTTCTTCATCCGTATGTGTTCGTGTACGGCAATGATGGGCTGATCAGGAACTGTTCTGCAGCCAATGCTAATGACTGGGTGTCTGCTGACGCCAACGAAGTCAACGTGGCGTCTGGGAAGATCGTTAAGGGTCTCCCGGTGCGAGGTGGATCAAACTCTCCATCAGGGCTGTTTTGGAGCACAGATAGCCTGATACGCGTGTCCTATGCCCCCCAGACGCTGGGTGTATCTGGTACGCCTAACTTTGCTGCGCCTACGTTTTGGCGTTATGACATCGTCACCAGCCAATCGTCGATTCTGTCCTCGTCCTGTGTGATTGAGTACGACGGCATCTACTATTGGATCGGGGTAGACAGGTTCTTGCTGTACAACGGGGTGGTCAAAGAGATCCCTAACCCGATGAACCAGAACTACTTCTTTGACAACCTGAACTACAGCCAAAGGCAGAAGGTTTGGGCGACGAAGGTTCCGCGGTTTGGGGAGGTCTGGTGGTTCTATCCTCGAGGCGACTCGACGGAGTGCAACGATGCCATCATCTACAACGTGCGCGAGAACTGCTGGTACGACGCTGGCTCTGCTATTGGAGCGAGGCGATCGGCAGGGTACTTCTCCCAGGTGTTTGCCTACCCCATAGCGGCCGATTGGGAGGTCACTGAAGAGATCAGCGTCACATCCCTGACTGCCGACATCACCAATACATCTGACATGATCTACCTGACCACGCTCAATCCAGACGTGGCAGTAAATCTGGTCGCAGTGGCCACAGGGATTCCTTCTGGGGCCTATGTGCTGGCTATCCAGACGAGTGTGATACAGACGCTGGGAACGATCACTGGGGGCTCGGGGTATGTGAATGGCAGCTACACGGCTGTTCCGTTGACAGGAGGCTCTGGGTTCTCTGCAACGGCCGACATCACTGTGGCTGGCGGATCTGTGACCGTAGTGACGATGAAGAACCGCGGTGGTGGCTATCTAGTGGGTGATGCTTTGAGCGCCTCCAACACGAATCTAGGCGGTTCTGGAGCGGGTTTCTCGGTGCCGGTGGCGGCGCTGTATGTGCAGTCCATCAAACTGTCTGCCGCGGCAACGTCCACGAGTACGCCTCTCATCGAGTTCAAGACCAAGCCCGATCTGATCAAGGTCTACCAGCACGAGTTTGGTACGGATCACATCGACGGATCGTCGGTGACTGCGATCGAGAGCTACTTTGAGACCAATGATCTGGGATGGGTATCTGGGGGGCCGAGTCAAGTAGCACCTGAAGGCGCCAACAAGTGGTTGAGGCTTGAACGGGTTGAGCCTGACTTTGTCATGACGGGCGAGATGAGGCTCTATGTTACTGGACGGCCTTACGCTCAGTCTGAAGACTACACTTCGGATCCTTACGTGTTTGATCCTGATACCAACAAGATCGACATGAAGGAGCAAAGGCGCGAGCTTCGGTTGAAGTTTGAGTCCAACACTGTTGGCGGTGACTATCAGACCGGGCGGGTCATGCTGAACGCGGACTTTGGTGATGTTCGAGGTTACTGATGTCGAACCTTCTGATCTACGATCCGAGGCATCACACGTTCGAGACCTGGGCTTGTTTGATGGTGGAACTGTATGCAACCAATCAGGTTCCTATCCCGAGTGATCAGACTGACTGGAAAGAATGGGGCAACGGCTTGAAGGCCATCGATGTCTTTGTGAATGAAGGCATCCCCAGCACAGACACGTTTGACAACTGGCAACTGTGGGCACAAGAGTTGATGAACGCCGTCAACTCCATGAGTAACAACTAAACGCAAACGCGGTTCGGTAAATATATGCCAAGGTCTTCCACCGAATACGAGATTGAGAATTCAGTTGATCTCGGGGGAGATTCCACAACAGACTGGACGTCAAGCGTTCCCACGGGCTGGGGCGGGTTTACTGGCGACGAAAAGGTCCAGTATTTCAACCAACAGGGAATAACGCCTGAGCAACTAGCGCCTTACGCCACCCCGGAAGAAATCCAGTATTTCTACGACCACATGGGGTACACGGTAGGTAAGCCTGCCTCTGCCCCGTCCCCGTCTCCTGCCTCTGCTGCTGCCCCGACTCCCGCACCGACACAAGTTTCCAAGCCCGCTGGAGATTATTCAAATCTTGCTAGTCAGCTCAAACGCAGTTGGGAAGCGGGTGGTGTATCTGACTCTATCTTTGGTGTTTCGTCGCAAGATCGCGCAAACGCGCTTGCTCAGCAACTGTCCGCACTTGGTGTGCAGGATATGGAAAAGCTCTCTATTGGGAGCACTGCAAGATACACCGGAAGTGACTCAAGAGCGCGTGTAGGTGATCTAGTTGACTTCAAGAACTATCGCGGCGCCCCATTTGAGACGTACACATACCTTGCTTACGATGGCAAGCCGATTGGCTACATCCCCAGCGATCCCAAAGCAACAAGCATCAAGGCAGATCCTCTTGATACCTCTGGCATAGGAGTTCTTGACCTTTGGGATCCTAATGGCAAAGGCCATTTGAAGTTTGCACCTACGCGCAATGGGCCTGGGGGGTTGATTGGTTTCACTCCAACTTGGGCATCTTCCAGTGATGTCCCGCCTGAAGCCATAGCAGCACTTGGTGTTGCGTTAACTGTTTCTGGAGTCGGTGCAACGTTGGGTGCGACGATCACTCAAGCCATGAACATCAGCGCCAGCGCTGCGGTCAATGCGGCTATTGGCAATACGATTGTCAACACAGTGATGAATGGTGGCGATCTAGCGGCTGCTGTGAAATCGTCCGTTGCTTCTTGGGCGGGGGCGGAGGTTGGCAAGTTCTTTGGCAATGCTGCCAGTGCGTACTTCAACAACCCTGCAGGATTGAAGCTGATCAGTGATGTTGCTAGCAGCGCTACTCGAGCAGGGATCCTGGGTCAAAATGTTGGGGATGCCATCAAGGGTGCGGTAACCCAAAACGCGGTAGATTTTGCTGTCGGCAAGATACCTGGGTGGAACAAACTGAACCAGTCTGTCAAGGATGCGGTTCTATCTTCTGTCAACCAAGTAGTACGTGGAGAGACAGATCCAGCAAAGATCTTGTCGAACGCTGCCATGGAAGGCTTGGTGTCCTATGGTGCCAGTCAGATTCCGGGTGTTGAGAACGCTGATCCAAAGGTCAAGTCTCTTGTCTCTTCGTTGGTGCGTGCTGGTATTGCTGGCGGAGATCTGTCTGAAGCGGCCGTCAGATGGGCGATAGGTCAAGCCACTACTGACTTCAACAAGGCGATTGCCGACAGTAAGAAGCCGCTGACAACGGCAATGTCTGATCAGGCAGACCAGTACAAGCAACTTGTAGAGGCGCTTGCTAATGCAGACCTTTCCAAGCCTTATTATGCTTATGCGTCACATTTCTCAACTCCTGAGTATGTAGACTCATATAGAGAGATTCTTAAGGCTTTTGAATCTCAAGCGCAAAGAGCGCCTACTGATAATGAGCTAAAGATTCTTGTAGCGGCGGCTGACCCAAGAATCACAAGAGTAATAGGGTTAACACCACCAACAGCTTCAGATGCTGCAGCGGCAGCAATTGGTGGCCCAGCAGTTGGCTTGGGCAAGTATCTTTATGACGCCAAGGTAATTGTTGAAAAAGAAAATCCTGGCCCGGTCATGATGACAATCATCCCGGAAAAGGACTTCTATTCAAACAAAAAGCAAAGTGATACTGGGACTTCTTACGTTGCCCCACCGTTCCCTGTCCCAAACATTCAACTTGAGAATTCTTCCGAGCGGTTAGACAGGTTACTGACAGACCTTGCAAACCAATACTTGGGTCTTGGCATACAAGATGCCACTGGCGATCCAACTGATACTACGGATCCAAATAGCATCAGAGATGCCGATACCACAGTCAAGGTTGGAAATGAGCTTGAGACGCCAAGGCTGAATGAGAACATTACTCTTCCCACAATTCCAACTAATCCAGTAACGACTACTGGTACTGGGGGAGGTACAAGCGCGGCTACTGGGACTGGAAGTGTTACTACTGCAGGAACTGGAAGCGACACTGGTACTAGATCAGTAAACGATGCTGGTACGGGTGTTACTACTGCAGGAACTGGAAGCGCTGCTGCTGGGACAGGCGGTACAGCGGCAGGGACTGGCGGCACTGCTGCTGGAACAGGAAACGTTAGCGGTACGTCGGCAGATTCTGCTGCAACGTCAGGTACTGGCGGAACGACTACAGGCGGTACTGGTGGCAGCACGACGACTGGAGGCACTACAGGTGGAACCACTGGAGGAACCACTGGCGGTACGACAGGTGGAACTACTGGAGGAACCACCGGAGGCACTACGGGTGGAACTACTGGTGGAACAACCACTGGCGGTACGACAACAGGTGGAAGTACAACTGGGGGGACTACTGGAGGAACTACTGGAGGAGATACAGGCGGACGTAATGTAGGTTCAATGTTGCCTGTTGGATGGGATAGATTTGATGAACAACAGAAACTTAAATGGTTCAACGAGAACAGAGTAACTCCTGATGAGCTTCGTGCTGCAGGGGTGCCACAAGACGTTATCAATGAAATGTCCGCCCGTGGTTACACAGGCGGCGAGCCCAAATTTGATCCATCCAAGCTGTTTGAAGGGTATACAGGTAACTTTGACAAGCGCATCTTTGTCTTTGATAAGTCAGACATTGAACTGCTAGGCCGCCTGGGCGCTTCTCCTGGCCAGATCAAAGACATCATTGGCCAGTTGTCTAGCAACGGATACAACATCGGTGACCGTGCGCTGAGTTGGTACACCACCGGGAAGTTCGGAGATGAAGGCTCAGGAAGTGGTTCAGGGACAGGCTCCGGTTCAGGATCTGGTTCTGGTAGTGGCTCCGGTTCTGGTAGCGGCAGTGGTTCGGGATCAGGTACAGGATCTGGCACTGGATCCGGAAGTGGTTCAGGTTCCGGTAGTGGTTCAGGGTCTGACTCCGGTTCAGGATCGGGTTCTGGCAGCGGTTCTGGAAGCGGATCCGGTTCTGGTAGTGGATCCGGCAGTGGTTCTGGTAGTGGTTCTGGGTCGGGTTCGGGATCAGGTACAGGATCTGGCACTGGGTCCGGAAGCGGTACTGGGTCTGGTAGTGGCTCGGGGACTGGTTCTGGCAGTGGATCAGGAAGTGGTTCAGGATCCGGTAGTGGTTCTGGAAGCGGATCAGGGTCAGGATCGGGTTCTGGTAGTGGTTCTGGGACTGGAACAGGAACTGGAAGCGACACTGGTACGGGCACAGGAACAGGTAGCGGTTCTGGAACGGGTTCCGGCAGTGGCTCTGGGACAGGTACTGGATCCAGGATTTATGTTGATGAAGGTACAGGTGTCTCGACAGGCACTGGACTAGATGTTGATACCGGTACAGGAACAGGCACTGGTACAGGAACAGATACTGGCACAGGTACAGGGACTGGTACAGGCACTGATACTGGTACAGGCACTGATACTGGTACAGGCACTGATACTGGTACAGGCACGGGGACTGATACCGGAACTGGAACTGAAACAGGAACTGATACAGGTACAGGTACGGGTACAGGGACTGACACCGGAACAGGAACGGGTACTGGATCGAAGATTTATATTGATGAAGGTACAGGCGTATCTACTGGAACTGGACTAGATGTTGATACAGGGACTGGTACAGGGACTGATACAGGTACGGGTACTGATACGGGTACTGGTACGGGTACTGGTACTGGTACTGACACTGGTACAGGGACTGATACAGGTACGGGTAC